CGCTAGGCCTAAGCTTGTTGCTTATGCAGGAGAATATCCAGTGGTCGAGCCACTTTCACAGGCAAAGCCAAAGGAGAAGAAAAAATGAAGGAATTAAAATCAGCAGGAGCATCGTGGTTGAGAGCTTCACTCTCGGCCGTAGCAGCTCTGTATATGTCTGGCATTTCGGATCCGAAAGTCTTGGTCAATGCTTTTCTAGCCGGGCTATTAGCTCCGGCGGCCAAGTTTCTTAATCCAAAAGATGCAGCTTACGGATTCGGCAAGAAATAAGTGTGGCGGTGGATAGGGCTAGGCTCGTTACTGCTGGCCTTATCTTCCTGCAATTTAGGAGATCAAATTAGATATGAGTGCCAAGTCTATGAAAACTGGGAGAAAACAGAATGTCAGAAGCCAGCCTGTATCGTTACTGGAACATGCACTGAGGACATCATTGGATCATTCTATCCAGAGGCCGTCACGACGCCGTAGTCCAGAGGACGTTCACGCGCAGCTTATCCTCATTATTGGATCAACATTGGCGGCAGTATTTTTTATAGTCACATTAGGTATTACTTATGCACTTATTTTCGTTACGCAGCCAATCGGCGGACAAGCTCCTAACGATGCAGCCTTTATCGATTTACTCAAGACATTGGCGATCTTCTTAACTGGCTCACTTGGCGGCGTCCTAGCTGGTAATGGACTTAAAGCAAAACAAAAACAGAGCGAGGACACGCCGAAAAATACGCTCATTACTTGACCATGTCAGTCATCGATGTCACTCTGTATCTGGGAGCATTCGACAAGGCTCTCACGGGAGCAAAAAATGACATCAGGTGAAATCGGTTTATTTTTGTTTATGTGTCTGGCCTGTATTTTATGGTCGATTGTTAGCTACACAATGGGCTACAAAGAAGGCCACAAAGAAGGCTATCAACGCGGTCGAGCCGTAGGCCGTCACGCATCAGCTCAGGCGGTGGCCAAATGAGTTTCTTAGATAACTACGAAGATGTAGCTGCACGCATTCAACGATTCTGGGCTACCTATCCAACAGGCAAAATCCACACATCAATTATGGACGTCAATCTTGAAAAGGGCTACGTTCTAGTCGAGTGCCGTATCTATCGCAACTACGAAGATCAAGAGCCAGCAGGCATCGACTACGCATTTGGCAACGTTAACACTTACAACGTCCAGATGAAGAAATGGTTTGTTGAGGACACAGTGACTTCGGCGATTGGAAGATGCGCAGGGCTAGTTCTTGGATCAGAAAAGCGTCCAACAGTACAAAATATGCAACAGGTCGAGCGAATCGATCCAAAGATTGTTCAAGATAGCGCGAAGGATTATGACTATTGGAACACAAAGCACGGAGACGTGCCATCCTTTAAGACACGTGAAGAGGCAGAAGAGGCCGGCATTCCAACTCTTGGAGTAGCCATCGACACCATCAAAGAAACTCTAGGAGGCGTTCAGGTAGCTGCTGCTCCTCTGTGTTCTCATGGTCACATGATCTGGCGTGAAGGAACGTCGGTCAAGACGAACAAAGGCTGGGGCGGTTACATGTGCTCAGAGAAGGTTAAGGCGAAGCAGTGTCCTCCAGCCTGGTACATGCTCGGATCTGATGGACAGTGGAGGCCTCAAGTATGACAAAAAAGCGCCTTATTCAGATTCTTGTCATATTCGAGTGCATCTTGATTCTTGCTCTGATTGTGATGGCAACACGATGAGCCGCGTGACTGAGATGATTGACGTCGATCTAATGATTGGTCGGACTCTTATCGATGGCAAAATTGTCGCAGAATACAAAGTCGAAAACTGTGATAACTGCAAGCGGATTGAAATGCTAGATCGTGCCGGCTATCTTAAAGCGGTTGGAGGAGAGCCCGTATTGTGGTTCTGTGGCCAATGCAGAAAATGACTATAAGCGCGGCTGATGAATGGGCTATCCATAAGCGAGCAGTCGATGTTGTGTTCTCATACAGTGGCCAACTTGGAACGACGATTCGTTACAACTCGAAGCTAAACAATCACGAACAGGTAACGGAATACGCAGAATCTTTGGGAGCTGAAATGATTGTGGCCAGATACTTCGGCCTTGACTATGACATCAACTTATCAAACGGCAAGCGAGCAGCTGATGTAGGTCAAGGGCTAGAAGTACGCTGGACGTCCTATGTTGGCGGCAATCTCATCGTCTATCCGAATGATCGTGAGACTGACATCGCGGTTCTGGTAGTCGGCAAGTCGCCGGTTTATCACATAGCAGGCTGGCTTCCAGTAGCCTTTGCTAGACGCAAGCGGTTTAAGAATCCGCGTCAGGATTCCTGGTGGGTCGATCAGGCCAATCTGAATCCGATTGAAACATTGGTCAGGAGCGAATATGCCACTGCTGCGATTTGATTGCTCGATATGCAAGAAGCTCTATGGTGATGGGCGTAAAGAGCACCTAATCACTAAGGGAGCAGAGCTGACGATGCACGAATGGTTCGCTCAATGTTCAGGTTGCGGAGCATTCTCGGTCAAGCTAGTCGATGATTCGCTGGTGGCTGGCCTTGAATAGTTATCCACAGACTTATCCACAGGCACATGTGGACGATGCGACACTCCGGACTCAATCCTTGACAGAATGTCAGGATTCATCGCTATACTTGAAAGATAATATCTTGAAAATAAAGATAAATAAAAAGATAATAAAAATAAAGATAAAAAATAATAAAAACTTATTAGCTATTCCTATGTCAATTCTGATCTTGACAGTATCCACAACAGTAGAGGCTAAAGCAGCTACACAGAGCGATTCATTTAAGCTTTATGCACATTCAAGGATTGTTAATGATAAGCAGTATCAATGCTTCTATAAGCTGATAAACAAAGAGAATCGACAGTGGAATCCTAAAGCTCGTAATGGATCGCACTACGGTATCGGCCAGATGCGTAATGAAACTTATAAGAATCTAGATGGCTATCGTCAGATTGACTGGACTATCCGATACATCAAGGGACGATACGGATCTATGTGCAATTCGTGGAGATTCTTCCAAGCTAATGGCTATCACTGATGGCAGCTAAGTCAGCAAGAGCTAACGGAGGCACTAGAGCCTGGTCAAAGATACGTGAGCGGATACTGATTCGTGATGCCAGGTTGTGTCAGTACTGCGGGAATGATGCAACAACCGTTGATCACGTGATACCGATAAGCAAGGGCGGAACCGATGAGCCCGATAACCTTCTAGCAGCGTGTACTAGATGCAATTACTCGAAAGGAAACCGAACAGGCGTGTTTTTTGGTATAGCAAGGACACCTCTGACTCTTCCTTTTCCGTTTTCACCGACACAAGAGAGCACTAGCCATGACTAAGGCTGGACAGGGTCAAACAAAGGCGCTCAAGGTCGTCTCAGAGGCGAACAGGGAGGAACAGGGAATCTCTCCTACACCAGAGCGTCTAATCGGCTCAGGAACGCCTAGAATCCACTCTAGGCTTAACGATTTACCGTCAAAAGGCTTTGAGATTATAGATTTCGCGACTTCTTTAGGCGTAGAGCTGATGCCGTGGCAGAAGTTCGTCTTTGAGCACGCGCTTAAAGTTAAGCCGGACGGGAGGTGGCATGCCCCACTGGTCGTCACGGTGGCAGCTCGTCAGAATGGAAAATCTACGATTATGGAGATGTCAATCTTGGCTCGACTTTTTCTATGGCAAGAATCGCTCCAGCTTGGATCAGCGCACGTTTTGACTACATCGCTGGAGACTTTTCGGCACGTTGTTAGCATTATTGAGAGCAACGAATCACTGGCTAAGCAAGTCAAGAAGATTCGCTGGGCTCATGGGTCGGAAGAAATAGAGCTCAATTCTGGAGCGCGTTACGTGGTCAAGGCGGCGAACGCGGCAGCTCGTGGATTCGCTAAGCCGGAAACCGTGTACATGGACGAAACGCGTCAGCTCAAAGACACCGAAGCCTGGTCAGCTATGAGATATACGATGATGGCCGCTAAAAATCCGCAGCTCTGGACGTTTTCAAACGCCGGAGATCAACATTCCTTGATTCTCAATCAGCTACGCGAGCGCGGTATGGCATCGGCTGCTGGTGGAAACGATGACATCGCCTATTTCGAATGGTCGGCATTCTCGGACAAGATTGAAGATGAAAAGAATTGGGTCGCCAGCAATCCGGCGCTTGGTCACACAATCCACGAAGATAATATCCGCGCCGTTCTCAATGATCCGCCAGATGTTGTCCAGACCGAGGTGCTCTGCCGATGGGTCAATACAATCTCAGGCGCGATTCCTGTGAAGGAATGGGAAGAGTGTGGATCTGATGAGATTCATCTCGACGTTGAGAAAATGACGTGGTTCGGCCTTGATTTAAGTCCGGATCGTAGAGACGGGGCACTTGTGGCCGCCCAGAAAAATGCGGACGATACTTTCAACATCAAGCTTCTGCATACTTGGCACAATCCGATTTCCTTAGACGATAAAGCTATTGCCAATGACATCGCTCCCTATGCAAGAAGATATCCGCTTGAATATGTGGCTTTTAGCAAGAGAACAAGCTCTGCCGTAGCTGCGCGACTTGCGCCAGCCGGCATTCCTGTAATTGACATCGATGGCGCACTTTACGGCCAGAGCTGCGATGAATTGCTCGGTGCAATTACCTCAAAGAGATTGATCCACGGAAAACAGGCAGAATTATCCAAGCAGATACTATCGGCTGTTCGATTACCAATGGGCGATGGCGGCTGGATCATAGGAAGAAGAGCGTCAAGTGTCGCGGTCTGCGCAGCCGTGGCCAGTGCGCTCGCCACACACTTTGCGACACGCCCAGAGATGGAGATGGACATCATGGTCGGTTAGATGTATAGCGAGCCTTTAGACTTATGCACATGGGTCTATTCTCGCGCACAG